TATTAATAGTGGCTCCTTCAATATCATACGCGTATTGAGAATATCCTAAAGAAGCTCCTACTTTATTTGTAATATAAACATTTTTAACAGTTTGAACCCCGGGTACTCTGTCTAATAAGATTGATATATCTTTTAGCATAATAGGTTGATTAATTTGCCACCTACTAGTTAAAAATTGATTTTTTAGACGTGATATACAAGTATTTAATATTTGATTATTATTGAATTCTGGGAGTACTACTATTTCAAATTCAATACCAATATTTACTACAAATCCATCTTTAATAGAAATTGAATCTCCGATTACTCTATGTTGAGATAAATATGTTTGGAGATTTTGTTTTAAAGTAGATGATGCTGTTGTTAATTTACCGGTATTATTAAATGTTAATATATATAAAGATAAACTAGAAGGAATTTCTCCAGGTAGTACACTTTCTAAATTAGTTTGGGTAATATATGCTTTAGCTATATCTCCATATTTAGGAGGCATTGATAAAGCTCTTACTAAATAATCATCAGCTGTAACTGTTCTTTGTTGTGAAGAATAATTAGATATAATATTTTGTCTAATTTCACTAATAGTATCCCCATCTTGTCCTCCTGAGGCTGCAAAGCGGTTATTAACTGTAAGAGAATTAAAGTATACATCAGAATTACTAAGTCCAGTTTTTTGGAAACTAATATTTCCGGTTAGAGTAGTTAAAGTATTAGATGGAACATTAGCAGATACTCCCCCCCCAGTTAAATATCTTACTGTAAGGAGTCCGGTAGGGGCTATACCATAAGTATTAGTAAAGATAAAGTTTGTTGGTGAATAAGCTGTTGTTAGTTTATCTTTTTCAAAAGTTAAACCTAAACCTACATTTTCGGGGTTTGGAAGAACTTCTTCAGTAGTATCTGTAGATTTACCGGCACCGAATTGGATTTGTAAAGATCCTGAGTCTATAAAACGTGTAGTGTATCTGTTTGCTACTTGTGTAGTTTTTAGTAGGTAAGGCACATCACCTTTATTTAGATAATTATTAGGGTCATTAGGATTAGTATTTTTAACAGAAGTATAAACCAATTCTTGTCCTAAATAAGGTACTTCAAACCATGGATTATTATTAGCATCAGTCATATCTAAAATGCCAATAATATTATTATTATTAATAGTAGTAGTATAAAATTCTTGTGGTGTATTTCCGGTATTTATAGTAGTACTGTTAATTGTAGCTGAGATAGCTTTAACGGTTTTGGTTAATAAAAATGAAACTGTTTGTCCCCCAGCTTGTTCATATACTTCTACTTCAGTAGGATCCAAAGAACTAGAATAAGAAAAATCTATAGCATCTTCAATTAAAAAACTAGGCCCACCAACATTACTTTTTACAGTAGCATTAGGTTGAATAAATAAAGCATAATCAAAATTAGGGATACTACCAGTAGCAGTAGCAGGAATTACCTGAGATACTTCTAATTCAACTGAAGCAACAGATGTTACTTTGGGTTTATACCCAAACATATAAGCTAATTCAAATAAATTTTTGGTTTGACGAGCAAATTGAGTGAATGTTTCTTGAGTTTGATTATCTAAATAAAACGATAACACATCACCTACATAAGCAGACATTTCCATCAGCATCATACCGGGTGAAGCTTCTGTAAAGTCATTATAACTAGTAGGGAAATAAGTTTGAGCATAATTAATTAAAGAATTTCTAAATCCTTGAAAGTCTTTATTAAGATAATTTATATTTCTTCTATATATCTTTGCCATTTTATATTGTAATATTAATTATTTCCCCCTCATTAGTTACAGTATCGTATACTATATTAAAAGTAATAGAATTAGTAGTTTCATTTAATTGGAAGTTGAGTTCTTTTATTGTAATATTTGGGAAATTTGATCTTAATAATTGTCTAATTTCATCACCTATTGTTTCGGCTTCAGTTTCATTTAGAGCCCCATATAATTTTGAAATTAAATTCCCACCAAAAGTAGGTTTCATATATCTTTCATTAGTGTTAGTTAATAAAAAATTTATAACATTATTTTTAAGGGCATCTCTTGTTGTAAAATTTGGAGTAATAGCATTAGTAGCAGAAAAAGGGATATTAATCCCTACTGCTACTCTAGGTTTTTTATCTAAAGGGTTTATTTGTCTTGCTCCAAACGCCATTTAATTATTTTTTAATTAATCCCATAATTTGGTCTAAGCCTACATTTCCAGATGGTAGGGACCCATTTGCAGAATCTACGGGACGTGGTTGGAAAGTATTTACATCTGCTGATGTTAAGTTCATATTCCCTCCACTTACTTTCATGTCCCCCATAATAGAAGCATATGCTGCTCTTTGTTCTGCAATTGTTGGTTTGGGTGTTGTTGTTTCTACTACAGGCGCAACTGGGGCACCTGCTGTAATAGTAGGTTTGGGTGAGCGAACAGCCTCTAAAAGAATATCTTTTAATTCTTCTTGAATGGCTTCTCTCACTGCCTCTTTAATTAATTTTTTAAGTTCTGTAGATTTCATTATTATTTTGGTTATAAATATTAAATATTAATAAGGATTTAAATTACCTTCGTCAATTCTAAATTTTAATTCGTCTATCAAGATACCTGGGGTTGTTGTAAAGGAGGCCTGGCTTCGTAGCATTACTACTCCTTGTGAGTTTAAAGCTTGGGCTACTTTTCGAGTTAGATCCCCTTTATAAGGTTCTTCTACAATTTTTAAAGTAAATTCTTTATACACTTGATTTAAACTATTACCCCCATTTTCTGGGTCTTGGTCTGCATTTTTAGCTGTTGCTATATATCCTTTTACAACGTCATTTAATTCAATAATAGTTCCATCTTCTAAAGACTCCGGACGACATTTAGCTAATAATGCTTTTAATTTTTCTAGTAAATCTACAATTTTTAAAATTAGCACAATTACAATACCTACTACCATTAATACACTACCTATAGCAGAAATAGCTCTAGAAAGTTTAGGTACCCCATCTTTATTATAAAGAGTATTTTGAATAAAAGTATCGGCTACAGCTATAGCTGATGTTAGAGGACCTAATATAACAGCTAATCCAGCTACATTAGCTGCAATTTGAGCAGTACCTTTAGCTCTACGAACCCCTGTAATGGTTTGTCTTAATGCATTTAAACCATCATTAGTAGTACCAAAAGATTGTTGGTAATTATTTAATCTATTAGATACTTGATTTAATTGTAAGGTTATTTGATTTATAGTTTCTTCTAATCTATCTAAAACTTCAGGATTAGGACAAAGATCAGGAAGTTCTTCTTTAGCAGAGTTAATTTCCTCAATCCCAGCTTCTTTAGCCATGCTTAAGATTTTAGGAATTTGTGAAGTAACTAATCCTAAACCTATATTCATTATCACCTTAATAAGCTTAGATGTGCTTTTTGGTTTTTGACTGTCTGGGGTATTTTCTGTAATAGTTTGAGTTTCGACTTTAGCTACTTCTACATTTTGTTGTGCTTCTTCTCTTTTTTTATTTTCCTCAGCTCTTCTAACTTCTATATCTTTTTGAGAAGGTGCTTTTGCTACTACTGTGACTTCATCTAATTCCTCTATAACATTCCATTCTGATGTAGGTTGAACATCACTAAAAGGATACAAAGCTGTATATAATGTGTCAAATATAATAAAAGTACTAGAAGCAGTTTCAGGACCTTCAAACAAAATATTCCCACTAGCATCTCTAGCTATTCCTCTTTGAGCAAAGCCCGTAGATTCTAAACTAAAAACTACTCCATTACTCAAAAGAGCAGTATTAGGAGGTAAAGTTGTATTTAATTCAGGAGTAAAAGGCATTATATAGTAAAATTATCCTTAGATTTTATGTAATCGAGTTGGGTTTCTAATGAATTTAATAAATTAGTTAAAATTGTAGCTGAGGTATTAATTGCAGGTAAAGGTTCACCGGTTGCTGAGGTGGCAGTTGAGGCGACTGTCATGAATTGTTTCATACCTTCAATTAAACTTCTTAATAACTGCTGTGTGGTATTACCTAATAGTAAGGGTTCAGTTGCATCTTTTGAACCTAAATAAATTTTATTAGATGAAATAGTTACATTATTAGTAGTATCAATATTAATCCCTTCTACAGCACTTAAACCAATTGACTTTTTAGAACTAAATAAGATATGATCTTTATTAGAATTAAAGAATAGTCTACCTGAGTTAAGTAAAATTTGGTTATCTTGATATTGGTTAGCAGCTATAGGGGAAGTTTGATAACTATTAAATTCAGTATAAGAAGCACTAATAGGGATTTTTTGTGTTGAAGTAGCATAAATAGATGCTAAATCATGATTTACGTTTTCAGTAATTAAAGTCCAGCCTTCATCTGAAGAATTGGTGGGTTGACCATTTCTAATAATAGTAATAGGATCTCCATTTTGGGAAGAACCACTAGACCAATTATTTAGTTTATCTTTAACAGTAGACCCAAATCTAATACTATTACCCCACCTACCCTCATGGATAATATCCCCTTCAAATGGTCTTAAGGGGTGGATGTTAGTTCTTTCTTTAAAAGTAGAACCTAAATAAATTTCAGTAGATTGGTCTTGTACCCTCCTAACAGATCCTCCTTTTATAGCTTCATAATCATTTTCTTGATTTTCAGTTATAGATCCGGATATAGGGAGGGCATTATGGTGAGGGTGATTCCATATATTGGTTGCGGTTATATAATATCTTCTTTCGTTTCCTGGGGTGTTTTGGGAAGAAGGTCTAGGGAGACTAATTAGATATACAATTTCATTAATTAAAGGGAATTGTTTACTATTAGGAAATAAGGGGTAAGCAAAATTAAAACCGGAAGAATTATTAGGAATACTAATACTATTAAAAGTTATAGCACCAATTCCATTATCCCCACCGGCTGCTTTATACATATCCATATTAGAATCATCTAAAATTATATTAGTAACTCTAACAGGTATAAAAGTGGTTTTTACATTACCACTTTGAGGTGAAGAAAACCCCATAGTTTCCCCCATTTGGGCCATTCCATATTTTTGAGAAGTAAACCCCATTATTTTTTATTTATTTTGTAATTTTTCCATTTCTTCAAGTAATTGGGCTTTTTCTTCATCAGAAATTCCTAAACTACCATCATCACTAGTATTATTAAGAGCACGTTGAACTAACGTAGCCATCTTAATTAGAGCATCATCATTTTTTACTCCAATTTCCATGTATTCTTTAATAAGAGGTACAATTAAGGTAGCGTCACCAATGTCGGAAACCATCGGTTTTAACTCGGAAATAAGCGCGGTTACTTGTGCTTCGCGTCGTTTTTGGTTATTATAGATTTCCTCAAGTAAATCCGAGAATTTCTTTTTACCAAATATTACTTTTTCGAATTGTTGACTCATATTTATAGTATTTATTCATGTATAAATATAACCTTATTCGAATTCTACATAACCATTTTCTAGATAAAATATATAATTATCTTTGAATATATTATAAAGTTGAGAAGCTATTTTAGTGATTTTAGGAGTTTTAACATCTACCATTTCACGAATATAGATATATAATGCCTTCTTATTAAAAATATCTATCTCTTCTCGTTTACGAAATAATTCTAAAACAGCATCTGCTACTTCAGCATCGTGTTTTTTTGGAAACAAATCATATAAATTAGTAGAGCAATAAGTAACAAATAAATCAATATAAGCATTTAATACTTCATTTGCCGTACCCTCTCCAATAGTATAAGAATGGTTATCATCTTTGTATAATTCTTCTACGGGAGCTTTATCTATACGCTTTTTGTAGTTTTTTTGGTTTTGAAGAATTAAATAACGTTTTGCTATAGTACCAAAATAAGAATATGCTTTAGCTCCTCTTGAAGGATCAAATAAATGCACTTTAGATAATAAAAAACAAATTACTTCATGTTGCAAATGTTCAATATCATCTACTTCAGTATAATAAAATTTAAACGTATGGATTATATTTTCCGTTAACTTAAAAAACGGATAATGAATTCTTTTTTCATATACTTTACTCTTTTCTTCTGAATCAGAAAGGCCATTGTATAAAACAATAGCGTCTTCTGTATCTTGGGTAAAGTAGTTTTTACTCTTGGACTTTTTGCGGGGCATATTAAGATATTACTTTTTTTCGAGACGGAACTCGTTTAAGATATCTTGTAACCCTTTAATTTGTTTAAAGAAAAAACCTACCTCATCATCAGCTTCAAATGAACCACGTGCATCGATCTGTTTGAGTTTTTTATCTGCAACCTCTATTACTCGCGAAAGTTGATCTAAATATGTTAGATAACTAGCAAGGATATCTTCTTGTTTTTCAAATTTACGAAGAAGGTTATAAGTAGTATACCCTAGGGCAATTACTAAAACTGATAGAATAATAATGGTAGTAATCATAAGTTATCTAGTAAGTTTTTTAAACCTTCACTTTTCATTGAACCTAAAGCCTTTTGTTGTTTTGATTGGGTTTTAGGTTTATTATCCAATGTAAAATTCTTCTTTTCGGGGGTCACGTTACCCTTTAACTTAGGTAACCACTCGCGCTCAAATTCAATACGAGCAGCCATCAAATCCGCCTGGTGTAGGATAAATGGAAGAGAAGTACGTGGCTTTTGTTCTGGCATG